CAAACGTTAAAACAGTTAATGGACCAACTATTGCATTTGATGACTACAGAAGTGCTCCAGCATGGAAAGATTCAGACGTAACACCAAGACCAAACGGTAGTGTATGGTTTAAAACTAGTGCTACAGGTAATGGTGCTAATTGGGCTGTTAAAGAATACAGCAGTAATTTAGATACATGGGCGTTACAAACTGCACCATTATATGCAAGTGATAGAGCGGCTATATTCGGTCTTGATCCAGTTGGTGGCGGTGGTAATATCAGTACTAACGCTGTATATGTACGTTATAATGTATTAACAGATGGTACTGCTACATTCCAATTATACAAAAAGAACAATACAGGTGCTTTAAAAATTACAGGTACAGTACCAAGTAGCCCAATAGTGTTTACTACAAATGATGCATTTACAATTGATGCTAGTGTTCCTGGCTCATCTGGTGTAAGCAGTGCAACAGTTACATTAACTGGCACTACAGCACAACAATTTGTTGCTGACGTATTAGCGGCAAATGTTCCAAACGTAGTAGCGGCAGTTGAATCAAGTGGTGCTATTAGTATTAGTCACTTATCAGGTGGTACTATTACACTTACACAAACAGTTGGTACACCAGTGCAAGACGCAGGTCTTGATGATGATCCAAGTATCCAAGTTGTAAGTGCAAACGTGACTTTCTTAGCAAGTCCATTTAGAGCATTAACATATTCATACTCATCTACAGAACCATTTACAAATCCAGCTGATGATACATTATGGTACTATAATACAGCAACTGAAGTTGATATTATGATTCATGATGGTAATGGTTGGAAAGGTTATCATAATGTAACCAATGATAGTAGAGGTTATGACTTATCATTAACAGATCCAGCAGGTCCGATCTTAAGTGCAAGTCAACCAACTGCACAAAGTGATGAATCAGCTATTGTTGCAGGTGACATATGGATTGACACAAGTGATTTAGAAAACTATCCAGTAATTAAACGTTACACAGGTAGTGAGTGGGAATTGATTGATAACACTGATCAAATAAGTACAGATGGTGTCTTATTTGCAGATGCACGTTGGGCAACTAACGGCACAACAAATCCAGTTGTTGATACTAAACCAACAATTAAAGATTTATCAAACAGTGATTATTTAGACCCAGATGCACCTGACTATAAATTGTACGCTCGTGGTACTTTATTATTCAACACAAGACGTTCAGGCTACAATGTAAAACGTTTTGAAAGTACATGGCACGCAGATGCTGATACACCTCCAACAATACTAGCAACATGGGTATCACATAGTGGTATTGATAGTGATGGTGTTCCATACTTTGGACATAAAGCACAACGTAACACAGTTGTTGAAGCAATGAAATCAGCAATTGAAGCAAGTATTGATTTACGTGAAGAGCAAACACAGTTTAACTTAATTGTTGCTCCAGGCTATCCAGAGTTGATCCAAAACATGATTACACTTAACAATGATAGAAAACAAACAGCGTTTATCATTGGTGATAGTCCATTATCATTAGCAAGTACTTCTACAACACTTGAACAGTGGAGTAAAAACAGTAATCTTGCAACAGACAATGGTACAGATGGTCTTGTAAGTAACAGTGAATACTTAGGTGTTTATTACCCATCAGGTTTCACAACAAACTTAGATGGTGAATCAGTTGTTGTTCCGGCATCACACATGATGTTAAGAACATACATCAGAAGTGATGATCAGAGTTACCCATGGTTTGCACCAGCTGGTGTACGTCGTGGCTTAATTGATAACTCAACAGCAATTGGTTATGTTGACATTAACGATGCGTCAGTATTTAAGAGTATTGGTGTAACACAAGGCTTACGTGATGTATTATACGAAGGTAAAGTTAACCCATTAACACAATTACCAGGTGTTGGTTTAGTTGCTTATGGTCAGAAGACTAGAGCGGCACAAACATCAGCAATGGATCGTGTTAACGTAGCAAGATTGGTTGCTTACTTGAGATTGGTACTTGATAAAGTAGCAAGACCATACATCTTTGAACCAAATGATTATATTACACGTCGTCAGGTACAAGCGGCATTTGAATCAGTACTTAATGATGTGGTTGCTAAACGTGGTATTTACGATTATCTAGTTGTTTGTGATGAAACTAACAACACACCAGATCGTATTGATAGATATGAACTTTATGTTGATATTGCTATTAAACCAGTTAAAGCAATTGAGTTTGTATACATTCCAGTTAGAATTAGAAATACTGGTGCAGACTTAGCATTAGGTGGTGCCTAAGATAATATACGCATATAATGGGGAGAATATTTCTCCCCAAATATGTTAGAAAAACCAATAAATATTAGTAACAAGAACAATTTATTAAAGGAAATTTAAAATGGCAACATCGTCATTAAGCAGATTTACAGTTCCGTTAAGTACAGACCAAAGTGCTAGTTCACAAGGTTTGTTAATGCCAAAATTAAAGTTTCGCTTTAGAGTGAGCTTTTTAAACTTTGGTGTTAGTCAGCCTTCAACAGAACTTACAAAACAGGTTATTGACTTTAAAAGACCAACATTATCTTTTGAGCCAATTGAACTTCCAATTTATAACTCACGTGTTTACCTAGCAGGTAAACCAGTTTGGGAAACTGTTACATGTCAACTACGTGATGACGCAGGTGGCGAAGTTTCTAAACGTGTTGGTGAGCAATTACAGAAACAATTTGACTTTATGGAACAGTCTAGTGCTTCATCAGGCATTGACTATAAATTCCAAACTAACTTTGAAGTGTTAGACGGTGGTAACGGTAACAATGAACCAACAGTGTTAGAAACATGGGAAATGTATGGTTGTTACTTAATTAACGCTGATTACAGTGATGCTAATTATGCAACAAACGATCCGATGACAATTCAGTTAACAATTAGATATGATAACGCTATCCAAACTCCAGTAGGCAGTGGTATTGGATCAACTTTAGCTAGAACACTAGGTGAAGTAGTTACTGGCTAACAGTTAAACGAAAC